TCTCGATCAACAATTCCTTCGGTTAATTTATCTAATACAGACATTTTATTTTTCTCCTTATAAATTGTTATTTAATACCTGCTAAAGTTTTCCAGCGATCATTCACTGGATCTTTATGAGTTTTCCTCTGACGAGGAAGGGTTGTTGAAGGGCGTGATACAACTTCACTCAGTGATTTTGGCTTTCTTTTATTTCTATCGCCCACTGCGCTTTGAAGGGTTTCAAAAACGATCTTCGCTTCTTCAACGGTTGAAGTTTTGGTTATTGCTTCGACAATTTTATTCTTTTGTCGCTCATTCAGGGAGGTGCTACCCAAAACTTTGTTTGTATAGAACAATCTTGCATTTGAAAGATTGATCTCTTCAAGTTTCTCCTTAAGCTTNTACATAACGGTTTTATACTTATTGTTTTCTTCCAAAAGTTTTTCACCGTAATGGGTTAAAGCATTAATCTTCTCTTGAAGTTCTTTTTTCTCGCTAACATCGTCGTCATCTTCTTCGAGTGCTAGGCGAGCAAGTTCGATATCTTCAACCTCCTGCTGAATAACAGGGTTGGTCGCGCCACCGGCTTGTCCGGTTGGTACAGTTCTAACATCAAACTCTAATTTTTCTATGATACTGTCAATAATATCATCGCTAATTTCAAATTCCTCACTAAGACCTTCAGCAAGACCCATTGGAACAGGTGGTTCTACTGCTGCAGGCTCTTCTTGAGCCATCATCTGATCTTGAACGATCTCGTCTCTATCTGTCATCTCACCTTCGAGTTCAGCAGCGAGTTCGTTAAAATCAATTTCAATTTCTTCATCTTTATCAAGACCTGTAAGGTCATCCATGTCTGCACGAGGCATATCGGGAAAGTCGTCGCCCTCCTCTGCTGCCATTTCTGGNNCCANTGCAACTGGTGCAACNTCAAGAGGTGGTGGAGCGCCCATTGCAGGACCGGGCATTCCGCCTTCTTCCTGCTCTAAAATAGTTTCGATGGCATCTTTTACTTCAGCAGAGTACTTCTCAAGAATAGCAGTTTCTGCACTTTTAAGAGCGGCTTCCTTAAGGGCTTCTGCGTCAACAATAGCCTGTTCTAACAATTTTGACATGTCAATTCTCCATTTTTGATTATAATCACAAATAAATAGTTGTTATTTAAGTAAAATGACTTTTTATTTGTCCAACTTGCCTTCCAATTCCTCTACTTTTGCTGAAAGTTCTTGAACTGCCTTAATAAGTGGCATTACAAAAGCTTCGAATGAGACACGTTGTCGACCATCAGGATCCACACTCCAGCCACTAAAGGTGTCACAACCGGCCTTATCTAAAGCCTCTTTAACCTCTTGCGCGATGAACCCGTGAATTGTCTTGCCACCACCCATTGGCTCTGTATCGTCCGGATTGTAGGCTGTCCACTCTTCTGGGAATTCGCTTGGGGATTTATGAGTATATGTTACAGTCCTCAAATCGTTAACAAAGTTTAATCCAAGAACATCATCCTGAATATTGGTTTTTTGTCTCACATCCGAAGAGTGATTCCAAGTTGCGTCGGTATTGAAATCGTTTTCGATATGACTACTATCATTACCAATAAAGACTGCATTGTCTTTTGTACCTGTAATGTTATTACCAATAACAATCTGGTTTGTTGCCGTGGCGTCTTGGATATCTGCATTGAAACCTAAGCAAGTGTTCTCAACACCAGTGGTTGTTGTCAGACCAGCCTGAGAACCTACAAATGTATTCGAATGTCCCGCTCCCGCTAGAGCACCTCCGGCTTCGGCGCCTACACTAGTGTTGTTATCACCAGTAAGTTTAGAACCGGGGGACTGAGGACCGGACTTCCAGCCTAAGAATGTGGACGAAATTCCGGATTCGTTCATTTTACCGGCAAGGTAACCAACTGCTGTTGCACCTACTGTACCGTCCGTACCTGTCTGAGCGGTTAATGCTTGATATCCAACAGCCGTGGACCCGTCACCTGCGACGTCTACGTCTAACGCATTATGTCCAACTGCTGTATTATATTGTCCGGTAGTAATCGCTGCACCAGTGTTTGTTCCAACAAAGATAGAACCATCTGCGTCGGAGGTCATGACTGCTGCTCCAGCGCCAACACCTACACATATAATATTTCCACCAGCGGTAGTTGCTCCACCGGCTCCTCCACCAATAAAGATGTTATCGTCTCCACCTTGAAGAGCGTCTCCGGCTGCTGCACCAAGAATTGTATTACCTGTTCCTGTGCTTACGGCTTGACCAGCGTTGTATCCAACTGCTGTATTACTACCGTGTCCATCTGCGTCTGCTTCAAATGTTTCAAGAGCCTGATAACCAAATGCAGTGTTGAAATCTCCATCGACATTTGTCTTGAGTGCTTCAAAACCAACTGCTGTGTTTCCAGCACCAGTCGTAAGAGCGGCTCCGGCGCTTGTACCTATAAGTATTGTACCATCTGCGGCAGCGGTCAAGTTTCCTCCTGCTGCACCATGTCCGATTACAATTGCTCCGTCGACGTCAGTTGTCTTGTCGCCTGCCTGATAACCAATTAAAACATTATTGTCACCAGAACTAAGATCGTTTCCTGCTTCATGTCCAATAATTACATTTAAATTGCAGCCAGAAGCGACAGCGGCTCCTGCACTACCTCCTAAGATAGTGTTTGAAGTTCCTTCATCGTTATTGGAGATAGAAAGCCCTGCACCACCAATGGAGCCTGTAACCAACAGTGTATTACCCAGAGTTACTGCTCCAATAACGTGGGCTGTGGTTGAAACATAAATCGAGCCGGNTACAGTAAGAGTGTCTGTTGGGGCATCTGTATTGATACCTAAAAGAGACCCGGCTTTAGCATATATGAGATTGTCACCGGCATTTTCTTCAATTTGTATAATGTCGCCTGTAGTGGAAAGGGAGTCTCTAATAAAGAAGGCGTTGTCGCTTCCTCGATGACCCATTGACCAATAGTGATTTGTTTCTTTAAATTGTATTGCAGAGTTTGCTCCTGCTAACCCCTCTAACGTAAGTAAACAGTTGCTACCTTCATTATGGAGTGACGTATCTCCGGAAACTTTAAGGTCGGTGGTAACTTCTAAGTCACCGGCAACTGTTGTGAGCGAAGCGGCACCGTTACCAATCGTAACATCAATTTCGTCCTCTACGCTACCGTCTGTAAGTACAAGGCCATACTGCATCTCTCCGTCGTGGGTTGCAACGCCCAAAGAAAGTTTACCGCCTTCTTGGCCGTCTGTGTGAACTGCAACTGCCGCTTCCATTTTTGCAAATAAAACCTGATCTTGGGCTGCGTCGTCAGCGTAAAACTCAATTAAGCCTGCGACGTCATTTGCTGCACCTGCCGCTCCCTTGTCTTTAACGAATCGAAGACGTGCTCCATCTGCATCATTTGTAGTATTTTTAATAGTTATAAGTGGGTCATTGGCATTTGCAGATGTAAAAGTCGAACTGTCCGCGTTGACAGTTAGGTCGCCAGAGGTGGTAATCGCTCCGACTCCAAGAGTTCCAACACCACTCATATTAGCGCTGTCGTCTACAGTGATACCGGATCCTTGAGCAGTTTCTCCTCCAGTTCCATTGGTTCGCAGGATTCGATTATCATTGCTGCCCAGTCCTGAAAGAGCACCAGAAACACCGGCCAGAGAACCATCGGAAGTGATTTGAACATCCTGACCTGTATCGTCCGTAAAATATAAATTACAAGGGGCGTCGTTCTTGATCCATAATTGTCCGTAAGCAGCGGTATCTCCGGATGCAGCAGCGGCCTCCTTCATCGTAAGAGTTCCCTCTACCGTCAACTCTGTTTTGGGGCTTGCTGTGCCGACCCCTAAGCGATTATTAGACGCATCAACTGTAACTGTTGTCCCGTCGACTTGTAAGTCAGTCAGAATTACTGACCCGCCGCCGCCTTTTCGTTTACCAAAACCGCCCATTTTTTACCTTTTCTCCTATAAATAAAACACAATACTTATCAAGGGTGGAATACTGTAATTCCAGATCCTGTCAAGTGTGGCATGCTGCTGGTAGCAATATACGTTAACTCAGCAAATACTTCATAAGATACCGCCGTGGCTTGTCCATTAGAAATATACATTTTTGAACATTTTACGTCGAATGTAACACTTTCGTTTGCAGGGAGTGTAACAAAGTGTTTACCAGTAATAACATCGCAAGTATCAGCAATTGCGGCTCTGCCGCCGCCATCAGTTGACTCACTAATCGTCACTCCAGATCCACTTTGAAAGTGCACTCTCAGGCTTTCTCCGGAACTAGAGTTTTTGTTAATAACAGTAATGGATTTGGTTACATATGGGAAAGAAATTTGATCTACTCTGTTTTCCGCTAACGTGCTTACAGAGCCTGTGATATATGGGTGACCTGCAGATAGCCATGCCGCCTGATTTCTCAGCCCCGATCTTCCGGATGCCTGAAAGATTGGCTGCCCTGTTTTTGAATCTGTTACCATTGTGTCGCTCCTAGTATATTGTTATCCTTGTTTAATTAGTTTCTTCTTTATTTTTAAGCTTGTCAAGAACGTTTCTTCTTTGCTTCTTTTCCCTTCTTTTTTGATCAGATGGTTTCTCATAATACATCCGTTCACGGCATTTTTCTAAGATTCTCGCTTTTTTCACCTTTCTAGAAAATTTCTTAAGCAGCCTTTCAACGGATTCATTACCGCGTGGCCGTATCTCTACATTAATTGGTTTTTTGCTCATTTTTTACCTTCCATTAGGGTGTCCCAAACTCGTTTATTGCCCATAAAAGCAGAAATATCTACGCCAGCGTCTCCCGGCTCTACGTCAGAAAGAGCGCCCCTTCCTTGTACCGGTGCATTAGGGGTTCCACTACCTCTCAAAGGGGCTGTACCTTCGAAGAGATCAACTCCATTGTACGAATTCGTGCCGACAGCATCAAGCATTTTCCTTCTTGTCTCTTTCATCTTTTTATTTCTTCTATCAGTTTCTTCTTTTATAAATTTAGCATCTGTTTCTTGTGCAAGTTGAGCCTGTTTTTGCTCAACAATCGGTTGGACGCTCATGCCCCTAACCACTTCAGATATAACATTGGCCAGCAAACCTTCTTCAACAAAGGCTTCTTGTATGCACTCTTTTACAAGCGGCTTAATTAACTTTTTAAATTCAGATTTTTTCATTAGTCACTCAATATATTATTTAATATGCGATTAATACGGTCTGACTTATTGTAAACTTTGTCCAGGCTTATATCTTTCGCCTCTGTCATCATATATGCATCGGGAGTTGATGGTTCGGAAACAAAGTCAAAACAAATTAATTGAAAATCGTCCTCAACTATTGTCTTTCCTTTGCTTTCCTTAACAGAGCCCAATCCACGAGAGGAAATGCCAAGTTTAACACCGGCATTCACCAATTCTTTAAGAACTTTGCCAGAAGGAGTGTCCAGAACCTTGCATTTACCCATAACATTGTTGCCTTCCCACCAAACTTTCGTTATGCTATGAGAAACGTTTTTTAACTCTACAACTGATGTCTCTGGGTGATCGAGTTCGCCCAACGCTCTACTCTCTTCTACCAGTTTTTGGTAATTTTTTATTTCTCTCTCAAGAATGTTTTTAGGATACTGTCTTCCGTTGCCATTCTCTCTATCCGCTTCTTGAAGTTTACCAGTAAGAATAACACCACCATTCTTAACATAGGCTTTTTCGTCTTCTGTGAGAAGGTCTTGACACACTCCACCTTCGCATAGTTCATAATATTCTCTTATTAAGTACTTTGACATGGTCACGATCCTTTGCAGCATCTACGAACAGGCTGCAACATCCATTTTTTTGTATAACCTTCTGTTTTCATTGTTTTCTCCCTAGTTTTAATCCGTTATCATCTATAATCATATTTAACATGTAAGAAGTTCCTGCACTTAATGAGCCTAAAAGCAGGAAATTAATAAAATTATAATCAAAATTAAATAGTTCCGTGAATTTGTTTATTCCACATAGAAATATGCCAACCCAGAAGCCAACACACATTGGGCAATGAAGCAGTTCACACAACCAGTCCGACTTTGATGATAAAAATTCTCTTTGTTTTTTTACGATATGACTATAAACAATAATAGAGGTTATGCCATAAGCGCAAAGAATAAAATAAACAAGTTCCATCTAAGCCTCTTAAAATTAGTAGCGATACCAGTTGGTTAGGCCATATGGGCCACGTACATAACCAGGTCGCAGTGAGCCTTTTTCCGCCTGATGTGGCACTTCGCCAAGTTCAGTAGAGTCTTTATCATCTGGATCCGTAAGCCTTTCTTCCTGCTCTTCCTCAGTTTTGTTATAGATCTGAAAATATGGCTTTTCTTCTTCGATAAATTTTCCTATTGTTCTCAAAACAACTTGTAATGCGCTAACACCTTCCTCTATCGGAGTAGCCATGTTTGCTTCTAAAGAGCCATAAACAGACCCGCCACGTACAGATTCATACTGAACCACGCCTTTTTTATTTAGAAAGTAAAACAACCTATCTTGTGAAGCATATGTCTTATCTTCCATCATATCTTTTGGGAAAGTCACAATCTTATTCTTATCCGGCATAAGAACGATATCCATATCCTCGTGATCAAATATCATAATGTTCCCATCAAGAGATTTTCGAGCATTAAGCTTTATTGTGTCTTGCGGTTTTGGCTCTTCAGGGACAAGCGGTCCAGGTGGTGCCGCTTGTTGAGGCTCTTCCTCCCCTATTTGAATATCAATCGCCATTACTGATTAATCTCTCTGACTAAATCTTGTACATTTAAAACTTTCTTGATCATATCTTTATTAATGTGTTCGTTGCGAAAATTGTTCATCATTTCTAAAACTTTTTTAGTTTTTTCTACCATACTTGAATCAGATTTTATTTCTTCCAGCTCAAGTGCTTTGGTAACTTTTTCTTTGAGCCTGGAAATCTCTTCATTTAAGAAAATCTTAAACTCCACTCCATTGTCTGCAAAAGACGAAATATATTTGGAAAGCAGGTCCTTTTGCTCTTTCAATAGAGGTGCTGCGTATTCTTCATTAAATCTCTTTACAAACGTCTTGTAAGTAAGCTGGTCAATAGGCTTCATCTCTTCTCGCTCTTCTTGACTTGAGCACAACTTATCAATCATCGTTTCTTCCAAAAGGATTCTGTCCTTCGAAGGAGTGTCTTGACTAAAAATTTGATATATAGACGCAACAGTTTTATAATTTGGGATAAAACTTGAAAAAAAAGATTTTCCAAAACTCTGGTTTATTTTTTTAATAACTGTGCTCTGTTCGTTAAACAGTCCTTTGTAGTTCAGTTCTTCATGTCGGCTTCTGATCTCGAACACAAGCTTCTCTGCTGCTCTCGGAGTTAAATCATAAGTCTCGCAAAGAACTTTATAAAGCTTCAATTCCTTACCCATAAGCGTGTTTGAAGAAAAGTGCTCTTTCAAGATCGAAATAGCCTTCTCCTTGATCTCGTTGTTTTTATTGAGAACTGCTTTTGTCACTTCTCTAACCAACGATTCATAAAGAATGGCGGTATTGCGTTTCTTATTATGTTTTGACTTCATCTTTCTTCTCCTTAAGTTCAAGTTCATTGATTAATTTTTTAACTTCCCGATTAACTTCAAAAATCTTGCTTTCCTCATCATTATAATTAGTATCTTGCGACTCGAATATTCCGGCACCATAAGACCTCATTGGTTGATATCCAGGAAACATCGTTCGATTGCTTATTTCGGGGGTTGCATGAGATAAATAATTTTTTGATCTCGGTCCCGCATCCCGTCTTCTATCCCCACCTCTATACATAACCGGAACATACCATTTGCCTTTAGATTTATCAGTTGTCGTTTCTGGTTTTCCTAAAGGATCCCGTCTTTTTACTTTATACCAAACCTCATCATCTCGCTTCGCTGGTGATGCCAAAAGTGGTGATTCTCCGGGCTCAGGCCCTGCAGGCTCTGCCTCTTCAGCCGGTGGTGGAGGCTCTTCCGGTGGCATCTCAGGCGGCACTGCTCCTGCTGGTTCTCCCATGCCAGGTGGAAGTCCCAATTCTCCGGCTGCTCCGCCGAGAGCCATTCCGCCAGTCTCTGCCAGCGCTGCTTCACTTTCTGCTTGTAACATTGCCTGGAACTTCAAATCATAGAACATTTCTCTCTGATTTCTTAAGAACTCATCGTGAGAGAGGTTAAATACGTGCTCTGCAACCCATCTTTTACTGAAAAAGCCCTCTGTTGCGGATGCCGCTGTATCAAACTTTATTTTCCACTGTTCAAGTTCTTGAAATTCGGCAATTTTTGATGGATTATTAAGTGAAAGGCTAAAAGCAATTAAGTCTTCTTCTCTGTAGCCTAAAGTATAAAGGTGGACAATTCCAACCTTCTCAAGTTCTGACACTACTGATCTTTGTAGTCTCTGAACTGTCCTTGCAAAACGAATATCTTTCTGGGCAAGAGTTGTTTTATCCTCTTCTGCGCCCTCTCCTCTAAAAAGGTACGCTTGTGGGACCTTAAGTGCCGCAAACAACTTATCTTTTAGGTATTTAATATCGTCAATATCTCCAGTATAGGATCCACCAGACAATGTTTCTACTCTCGAGCTTACTTGCCCTCTCACAGGGATAAAGTAATCTTCTTCAATACTCATTGGGTTATAACGAAGGTCGACTCTTCCGCTAGTTGCATCAACAACTTGATTGCGCTTCATCTGCGTCATTGCTTTTTGCATATACTGCTCAACATCTTCAGGGGCAATCGCTCCGACGTCGATATAGAATACTCTCCTTTCTGGAGATCTTACAATACGGTAAGCCATAACAGCATCTTCCAGAAGAACAAGTTGCCTCCAGATTCTTCTGGCCGGCTCTAACACGCTTGTGCCGTATGGCGCATATTTTTCATTGCCAAGCACTCTAAAGTGAGCAACTTGCCAGTTTTCAAACGTCAAGCCACCGGAGTTCCACTGATATTGTACGTAATTCGGGTTTGTTTTATCCTCGCCCTCTAATCTTTCTAACTCAGAACCTGGCATTCCTATTACATTTTGAATTCCAAGTTTTTCATCGATATCTAAATAAAGAAAAAAGTCGCCAAATTTGCACATTGAGCGACACCACCCAAAAAGATTAAACTCAACATTTAAAATATTATGATAAAGGTGGTGCAGAATTGCTTTAATCTCTTCATTTGGACATTTAATGTTCAAAAGCGGACTTAATTCCGAAGAGGTCGACATCTCATCAGCGTAAATATCGAGCGCTGAAGCGATGATGGGCTCATATTCCATTTGTTCAAAATCTGAATATCTCTCAACTCGATTCTGACCTGCCATAATATTAGAAGTTAGATTCTCAAACGGATCGTAACTTGCTTTTTTAAATTGTTTGCCAGATGCGGACTGAAACTTGTATTTATCAAGTTGTCGTCTCTTCTCCCTTCGCGGCGTTTGGCGGCGGTAATTTACAATTGGTCCAGATAAAAGTCTTGTTAACCTCTTGTATAAGGAGGAGTCTGCGTTTCTTGGGTTATTTTTTCTGCCTCTTCTCGCCATTTAATCATCCTTTAAAAAGCCAATCATGCTCTTTTGTTTTTTTGGCTTGCTCTTCAAGCCTTCTTTTGTTTCTAACGTTGCTGTTGTATCCATTCATTCCCTTTATAGTCGTATTTAGTGTTGTACCCGACTTTATCATAGAGTTTAACATAGCTTTATGATATTGTATATCTTTTTGATTCTTTGTGAACACAGTATCTTTAACCCAGCAGCCTATAGCGAACGCCATTATCAAATCATCGTGATAACTTCTCATTGCTTGTGGCCTTCCGCTGTTCCAAACAAAAGTTTTAAACTCATTAAACATTCTTGAAGAATATACTTTGACCAGGTTATTTCTAACAAACTCTTCCATTTTTGCTATGATAATTGGACGGGTCTTCTGAGATGTTGTAAAGCCTGAAACTGATGAATTTTGGTACTCTGCCTGCAACTGGTCAACAAACTCATGCGTCCCCTTCATAGAATGGTACACATTTGGATAACTTCCCTCTTTTAATTTCTCTAAAACAGAAAAACCAACAGAATTGTTCTCGACAACAATCATACAATTACCATATTCTTTACCAGCATCCATTACAATTTTAGAAAAGTGATCTGGTGTTACTTTTCCTTGATACTCTGCGATAATCTCCATTGTATCGAGCTTAAAAACATGAAATACAGAATAATCTTTTCCATCGCCTCTCGCAACATCAGCAGAAATCATATAACTGGATTGTGGTTCATAACTTTCCCAAATCCAGAAGTTTCTATCAAAACCTGACCTGTATTTTGGCTCTTTTATTAAATTATGCATCCTCGCGAGATCGTCTGGGTGGATAACTGTCTCACCAGACGTGTTGAAGTTACACTCAAGCTCTTGCGCGATCTGCCTTCTTGACATATTGCGAGTTTCTTTCTCAAACCATTCCTGATCTCTATCTGGGTGGATATCCCACATAAGTTTTGTAGGCTTAAAGTCGTTTTTTCCATCTTCTGATTCAGCATAGGTTTTGTGAAACCAGTTCCCGACACCATTTGGGGTAGACAGGGCAATACAACGACCACCTGTAGATAGAGTGGGATACAATCCAGTCCACAACTCGTCTAACCCCTCTACATGCGCAGCCTCGTCAATCACCAAAAGAGACAATGCTTCCGAACGTCCTGCATCGCCAGAAGTAGAGGAAGCTTTTATTTGAGATCCATTCGTCAACTCAAAACTATTTCTATTGTCGATAGCAACTTCAGCAATGCGAATCCAGGCTGGTAGATTCTTTACTATGCTTTTCACCTTTTTTACAAGATTTGCCGCTGTAGTGTACTTTGTCGCCATAACAAGAATGTTTTTATCTCGATGGAACATCATCATCCATGCTACATAACCAGCACTAACTGTTGATATACCTAACTGACGCGCTTTTAAAATAACATTAAAGCGATAATCATTGTAATCTCTTATCAGATCTTCCTGATAATCATAAAGCTTGAACGGTATTAGCCCTCTTAGCGGATGTGAGATTTTTGCATAATTATTAATAAAATAAACGGGATCTTTCCCACACTTTATGACCTCTTTGGTCATTTCTTTTTTTGTCAATTGAAAAGACATTCACTATCATTAATTCCATTAAATCTTTACGTTCTTTGGTTTTGGAGAATTCTTTCCAAG